ATCCACAGGCGTACCTTTGAACAACGAACTTGCATTACTAAGTAAATAAGTGCCGCTAGAAATCGCAGCGTTTTGCAATATTTGGTCTGTGTTCCCACCAACTATTGCTGTATTAAACCCAGCACTCAAGCCTCTAGCTAACGTGTTAGACGCAACATCTACTGCTTTATCCGCCAAACCAGCAGCTCTTGCTCTTATTGCGTTGGCTATATCGTCGTCTTTTATCCCCGATAATTCCCCATACTGCGATAATATTTCTTTCGTAGCGGGTTTAGAATAATCTAAAGAACTAAGATAGTCCGAAAACCCAACAGCATCTAAAGCTCTAGTAGATATATTGCTTAAAATTTGATTAAACGTAAGGTCGTTTTTACCCCCAAATATTTCAGCACTGCCCGGAATTGGTAGCGCGTTCATACCTGTTGCGACCCAAGTCCCCCAGAACGCTTGTTCACCTTTGCCGTTTATAAGCTCGGCGGCGCTGTAGTTAATAACAGAACCAACAGCGGTTTTTAAAAGGGCTTTTTCACCTACAGATAGCGCAACATCTTTAAGCGCCGTATTAACTAAGTAATCGTAAACAGTGCTCGTAAGTGGTTTGGTAATAATCCCTGCCGGATTAGTTACTGTACTAAGAATATCCCCAAACTTAGAGAAATCTGGTAGTAAACTAGAGATACCGGTTCCAGGAGTCCCAGAAGCAGCGGCGGAAGCGGCGCTATCTAATGCTAAATCCCCAAGCCCCCCCGCTACGGTAGAGAGCCCAAGATCAGCCGCCGCAATTTCTGCACCAGGAGCTAAGGACCCCGCGTTAGCTTCTAAAAACGCTAACTCGCTAGCAGCAGCCCCAGCCCCAGCCCCTGTAAACCCTGCACCGGGGGCTAAGGCTCCTGCGTTAGCTTCTAAAAACGCTAACTCGCTAGCACCAGCACCAACACCCGCTCCAGCACCAGCACCTAATGATTCTAGAATTGTGGGACCAAGGTAATATGCCCCCACTATCACAGCGGCAAGTTTTGCAAAATCAAATGCTGCTTGGTCCGGGTGCTCCCCTTTATAAAATACTCCTTCCCCTACCGGAACAAGGTTATTTCCTTGCGGATAGTACATCTGGGCTACACGTTCTCGATTTGGGCCACCTGTTTTACCGCCAATCTGAAACGCTATTTGCCCAGACGCAACGTCTTGCGGAGTTACAGATTCGGCACCTACTTCTTCTAGTTTGCCATTAACATTTTTGTATACTTTTACAAATGTAGATTTATGGTCTAGCGCGTCGGCAATTGTTGGGTTGTTAGCAATTAGATAATCAACAACGTTTAACGCTTGTTTTTGTTCTCCAATTACATTATATAGTTGTTCGTCTGTACCGTAGATAGGCACATTTTTTTCGCCAAAACTTGTAATTCCAACAAAAGGGTTTGCTAAATTAATACCAGGACCAAGATTACGTTGGGAAGTAACTGAAGTACTAACAATAGGCGTACGGCGAGTACCTTCCGAATAAAGAAGATCGCTGATGTCATCTTCATAGGGTAAGGACTGTATATTTCTGTCAGAGAGAGGCATAATCTGTTCTGCTACTGCGTTAAATCATAAAAAGATAGCGAACCTATACCGCCGCCAGACCCCGCCCCACCTGTCGTAACAACCCTAGCAGCTAGCGTATAAATATCACTTACCCCAGCCAATGACGCACCAAGTTGTAAATCCCAGTTGTATGAATTTCCAGAAGTAAGTGGCGTCGGGCCAGACTTACCTGTCGTAAATGTACTAGAGGCTATAGTTCCACCCGTCATAGCGGTAGACGCAATATCATATTCAACATTTGCATCCGAAGGCACTGCCGCCCAAGACGCCCCTGTTAAAGTCGTATTTTTTATCAGAGCAATCTCGTAGTTATCTGCCGTCGTTGGTAAGAAGTTAAACGATGAAGGTATAACAACCGCTCCTAATGCCGTTGATGCTAGCCGTATGGATGCTACAGGGTAGAAAGATGTTGTTATAGTTGATGAAGACGTTGCATTAACTCTTCTCGCAACATGCTCAATCGATGTCTGTTGAAACCCACCTTCCGATATAACCGAGCAGCAAATCTGCTTCATGGTTGCGCCGCTAGCTATAGCAGCCGTGGCTTCAATCTCATACCTAACAGGTAAGATCGCCGTGGTCATGTAGACATTTGATATGTCATTAGCATTGTTAAACGTATGGCAAACAATATACTGGCCGTTGATGATGAATCCGCACCGGACTGACCCAACGCCAAGCCATTCAAAATCCATCCAAAGAATCTGCGCTTTGGTGGTATCTAAGGTAATACCCGAATCACCTGTACCGTCTAGCTTGTCGCCATTCCAGTCGGCTTGATTAACAGTCCTTGCATCAGATACCGTACCTGTTACGGACGATCTCAAAACAAACGAATTAATTGATCCGTTCTTTTGAAAAAACACCCCGTTGTCAGCGTTGAAATAACCAACTCGTTGCCTAAGATTGGTCTGCGCCGCTGCCATGACAAACGTAGCAAGTACCAACAACCCTTTTCCAGGTTGGTAAGGAAAAACTCGGTAGGACTGCCTTATTGCCTTTGAGCCTGATGTGGTGTCCGCTGCTAGAAGGACCGCAGCTTGACTAGAACTGTATGTAATGGATGCGCCGTTAACCGTTGAGTCGCTGAATTGATTGTCCGCTGCATAGCGGCTTTGGCTATCAAAGAGCGTATAAGGTTCACTAACACGCTGCCGACCAAACGCATCAAAATAAGTAGATGGCAGTGTTACTGGGAGTGCAGATGTCGTTGCCATAAGCCGCGCAAAAATGTTGTCAAGCCGGTTAAAGTATAAGCGCAAAACATTATTAAGACCTTCTTGATACCGAGAATCATATTGAATAGGGGCAAGCGGTAAATTGGGCGGAATTAAACGCTCAATTGTGTAATCAGTAGTGACAACAAATGTCATGCTGAAGAACCTCGACCTGTTCCACGACCATCAGGTCGAATATCTAGCCTCGGTGATCCAAGTTGCCATGCGGTGCCAATTTTTGTTGAACGAACTTTAATATATGCTTGCCGCGCACGAAAACGGGTATAGATCTGCGGAGTAAACTCATTAACAGGATAGATAGCACCCACTATTGAATCAGCGGCGGGCGTTCCGTCTGGAGAACCTGAACTTTTCTTTGGGTAAATACTAAATACTACTTCGGGGTTAGTCCCGTCTGTTGATCCAGAAAAAGTTAGATCAGGAATTGTACGGTAAACAAACATGAATCGATCACCGTCCTGAATATCAAATTCAGCAGATTCAATATAAGCATCAATACCTACCGCTGTTCCTGAAGAAACATCATCTACGCCAACTTCGTGGTAAAGCACGCGATTGTTGTAATCAGCCGCCATAGGATAATCCCGCAAGCCAGAATCCAGCCACGCTGTTCTTGCCATCGTACCGTAATACCAAGCCCTTTCTATGTAATTGTAAACAACATAACGATCTATTGCCGTGCTATCTTTAGAGCAATAAAACCACCAAACTTCATTAAAACCTTCATTTGACCCAGCAAATACTTGTATAGACTGGGTAAAATTAATATCGGAGAATACATAGCGTCGTAGATCGCAAGAAAGTGTTTGGACGCGCCCATCATACATATAAAATTTGTCTATCCCCATCCAATACACAACGCCTGATGCAAGCATGATAGCGTTTGGGCCGATAATGGATATGTTGTCTCCCATCAATTGCGCCCCCCATACGTAGGGCGCACCAACATATTGAAGTGAATAAGCAGCGGAATCAGTAAGTGTAAATATTTCTTGACGGGTCTGCACTGAAGTTACAAGTTCTGAGCCGTGTGATAGCCGCAAACTGCCCGCTTGATTTGTAGCTTGTGGGTACCAATCGGTCAAACTTTCTTGGTCAGCCCAACGAACAAGCATAGGGTCAAACGCGCCAGCTACGGAATCAGCCGGATCATTAGCACCAAAAGCCAATAAAAAACGAGAGATATCAGACACATAGATGTAATTTACTTGGGTCGGAGCGTGGGTAGAACCGGAAAGCGTATTGATGTTAACCGCTGGTACAAAACCGCCGCTGTAATCGTAGTAATAAATAGACCCGCCACGAGGAGATAAGACTAAATCTTCCCCCCAATTCATGGCGCTCCATACACGAGCTACAGTTGTAGAACCCCCGCCAAAACCCCAAGATCCTGATGACCAACCGCCAAGCCCAAAGCCATATCCAGCAGTGGTAGTTGCAGAGCCGGATGCTAAGCCAGATGGGGTTATATCGTTAAAAGCCCCACTATATTCAACGTAATATTTAGTGTTAGTACCTACCCCCAATAGATTGGCCCCGCTGTTAGAGACCCAATTCCATAAACTACGACATATACCATTAAACTGATTGGCTGAATACTGCACCCAACCGCCGATCTTCTCTGGTGTACCTTGACGGAAACGCACTTTGTCGGATACATACCAACCACCTTCATTGGTATACCGGGTATTTTCACGATTAACCCCAGGTTTAAAAGTAATCTTACTTACAGGCATAGTTACCTCATCAACGCAGCTTCAGCCGCACGGCGGCGGGTGAGTCCTGGTAGTGCCCTACCAGCAGCCTTGTTCCACTTAAGGCACTCCTCTGCTGCACCATCCCAGTCCCCCGCGTCAATACGCTTTTTGAAGGTGGAAACCCTATAGTTTCCTAGACCACAATTGTATGCCCAGCTTGTCACGGCGGCAATGCGTCGAGGCAAAGCGCCAGCTAGTTTGGGTGAAAACCTAAAGAGTCCTCTAACAAAATACTCGACGTGGTGGTCAAGCGCATCCTCGCATTGCTGCATAGTCCATATAGTTCCCGGTTGAATCTCAGGGCCAGTGGCTCCCCAGCCAATCGTCCAAGGATGACCTCTGGTGCCTGGGTCAGGATAGGACTGAACATTTCCATTGGGTAAACGCTTTGCCAGACCTTCAAAGGGTTTGATAAAAACCTCTTTGCAAAGCTGCTTGGCGTCATTCACGACTTTTGGTATTTTTCTATGCTGCGACCAACAAACCAGAACGTGAGCATCATGTTCAACATGGCGAAGTCGTCCTCGTCATAACTCTTGGTTAAGACCTCAGCCCAGTTAGCGTTGGTCTGAAATGCAATCGTTAAGCCAGCAGCTTTGACAGCCACGTATACGCCAAAAGCAATCCAAGTAAGGCCGGGGCGGGTAATAGTAGTGACAAAAGAAGCGAACCAGCCAGCCTCTTTTGCGGTTGCGGCCTGTTCCTTAAATGCCTCCTTAATCGTATCCATTTGCTGTATTGAGTAATCAACATACTTCTCCTCCATCTTGAACTCGCCCCGCATCTTCTCAAGGTCGGTCTGGAGTTGAAACATGGATAGCTCGTGCTGACGCTCGTTCTTCTTATCAAGGAATTTAAGGACTTCAGGGGCAAGCCTGAATAGACCGCCGAAGATAGAACCCATTAAGCCGCCGCCAAGTAATTCAAACATGCTTACCCCTCTGCGCTTTAAGGACCGCCAACTCGTGGGTTTTGTCGTCCATTACAGGTTGCCTGTGTTGGTTGATGGGAATGCACGCGACACATCTCCCGGTCTAGTACCCGCCCAGATAATTCTTACCGCTCCGCCAGCCCCTACACCACGAAAGTCGCCGCCCCCACCACCGTACGCACCGCCAGACCCACTATTTGTGCCACCGGACCCACCTGAACTACCCCCACTACCACCTCCACCTCCAACAGCGGGGTTAGTAGATCCTGCGCCACTAGCGCCTTCACCCAATATCCCTACTCCACCTCCACCCGACGATTGGGTGCCACCTGTTCCAGGCGGACTTGCTTGTGCTCCCCCGCCTCCGCCCCCTCCACTTCCAGGACTCGCTTGATCGCCGCCATCCCCAGAATAACCGCCAGCCCCGCCGCCGCCATATTGGTTTGGGTATGAAGTCGGTAAAGAATCGCCTCCATAACCACCGCCATCACCAACATACCCACCGCCAACAAGATACGTACCGGCTAAACCAGCGACTGTGCTGGCGTTAAAAAAGTAACTACTTTGTTCGTTAGCGCCTACAACTACCGTATATGCGGTACCTGGAGTAACAGCTATATTGTTTTTCCACCCTAATCCGCCGCCACCGCCCGGATAGTCTTGTGTAAGACCACCTATCCCCCCGCCACCACCAACGGCAACAACAGATACATATCTAACACCTACAGGGGCGACCCAAGAATAAGTACCGGCAGTTGTGTAAGCCTGTTGCCCTGGCGCTATCCCTACACTAGCAGACGCAACAACTTGAACAACGCCTGTCACGCCACAGCTCCTGAAATAATACAGGCGGTTGAAGAGTAAAAAATAATAGAAGCAATACCGTACGCACCAAGTACAACAGTCCCCCCACCACCTTTTGCTGTCGTAGACCCAGAAATATTGGCGGTTGTGGTATTGCACGTAATATTTATAGAGGTACTATTTGTATTAATCATAGACACCACATCGCCATCAGCAAAAGTACTATTTGGTACAACTATAGAGCCACCAGAACCTATCTGTACATACTTTCCGACATCGCCAACAGCAAGCGTATAACTACTTGTCTTAGTTCCCGTATTGGGTATGTTCCTAAACCCAATAGTCATATTCTCAGCAGGAATAGTTACCGTATAGTTAGTTGCGCTTGAGTTGGCGCTAGAGAAAGTCGAGTATCCAGTACTCGATCCTAAAAGACGTATAGAACCCGCCGTCAGTAACGATAGGTAGGTAATAGCGTCAACAACGTTAGTCCCGTTGCTATACACCATCATCGTCACGCCGTTAGGAATTGTGGCCCCTGTGCCTGTTGCACCGATTACCCGAATAGACTGAGAACCTGTCGTGGCGTTCTTAACGATGTACAACTTCTGTATGGGTGCCGTCCCTGCTTGATTATTGGGGATAATTAAGTCCCGCGTTGCTGTTAGTGAGCCCGATGACGTAAGGTTTAAGTACAAGTTACGTGATGTTTGGCTTGCATTACCGTCTACTAGCGTAAGGGTTGTATTAGCGTCTGAGGCAAAGTTAACCGTAGCGTAGCCAACAATTGCTTGTTCAAAAACATTACTAAACGCATTATTGGTCGTAGCTCCCCATGAACCACTCTGTTCACCTGTACCAATTAATTCAATTTTTAGGTTACTTGAATAAGTGCTCATGGCGTATCCGTATTTATTAGAGTCCAGTTAGTCGTAACACCTTGGTTAATGTCTGACCAGTAGCGCAGGTAAAGCGAATTAACTTGCCCTGATGATTGCACCCCAACTAAAGTAGGGGAAGTAATTTTAGAAAGGTTCCCAGTAGCCCCCGATGCTGATACACCAGACAACTCAATTAGTCTTTCTCCAACAAATATAGTTCCAGCATATCCATAAGCAACTACGCCAGCACTGTTAATGACAACAGATTCGCTAAGCGTCGAGAATGGGGCTTCCGAAAATGTGTTTACGCCAAACATTTATGTCTCAGAACCCATTTTTACCCACGAAAGTGTAGGCTCATCCCACATATACATTACAGAAGTTGCGTCTTGTGGAAGTGGTGTAGGAGGATTCCATAGACAAGTATCCTCATCAAGCACCCAACTATTATATGGTTTGGGGGGTATAAAAGCGTCGCGGATGGGATCATAGGTATACCCTACACCCGCATAATTTTTACGTAATGCTTTAGTTTGATCTTGTGACGGAGTATTTGTTAAGGGATTGTAATGGACCCCACCGCGAGTATTGTAAGAAGTTTGTTTATACACATCCCCCGTGCGTTCAGAAAGCTCTAATTCTTTACCATCGTCTTCATCGCGCCCAACAGTAACAAAAACTACAGTATTTGATCCGTCTAATTTAGCAAAATGCGCCATATTAAGTTACTCTCATACTATAGTAAAAGTTACAGTTTCAGACCCAGTAGACGTAGCAGTAACTTTATAAATATTATAAAGCATATTGCTTGATGAAGTTTGGGTAACCCCGCCAGAAAAACTAGCTGTATGTGGCTTATTTATTCTTACATAAACTACCCCAGAACCGCCATTTCCACCCGTACCATATTGAGTTGGACCACCACCGCCGCCACCCGTATTTGCAGTACCAGGACTAGAGGGCCCAGGTCCGCCTCCCCCTATACCCCCAGGACTTGCGTTAGCTCCGTTATATGCTATGCCCCCACCGCCACCAGCGACGGCTTCCCCTGTAGATATAGTGTAAACCCCATTACCACCGGGACCAGTCTGCCCTACTGCTCCCGCTCCACCGCCTCCAGCCCCTGGAGCAAGGGGGGCATTACTCCCATTCCCTCCATTATTTCCTTGGGAAGGGCTAACTGATGGAGTATTTCCTGCACCGCCGCCTTGTCCTGAAAAACCTGACCAACCACCGCCTCCAGAACCTCCTGGACTACCGCCAGCAATCTGCCCCCCACCGCCACCACCGCCAGCAGAAGTAGTGGTATTAAAAGTAGAATCGGGGCCGTTCGTACCATTTGAATTAGGTGCTGATCCAGCTCCTCCAGCCCCTACTATAATCGAATAGGGGGTACCTGAAACTGGAGTAAATGTACCGTTTCTATACCCTCCCGCCCCACCAGCCCCACCTGAGCCACCACCTCCACCACCTCCACCACCTCCACCAGCAATAACTTCAAACAATACTATTGCTGGATAAGGTATACCGTATACTGAATTAAGACCAAAGGATCTGGCTGCTGCGGCACCTAAAGTTCCACGCAAAGGCATAAAAACCCCCCTTTACTTAAACTGTACTTGAGATGCAAGCACAGTAAATGTAGCGTTACCGGTTTTAAATATTGCGTATGTGTACACATCAATCGAGCTTGCGTTCCCGGCAGCGGGTGCGGTACCACCTTGCCACTTAGGAGTTACAGTGACCCCATCAATCTGAAGCACATTGTTATAGTAAGCAGTTGCACCCGTAGTAACCAAATGCGTAGCCGTGATACATTGCCCTACTATCATTTCACTATCAAGCTTAGTGTATTGGTCCCCACGAATATTAAGAGTCCAATTTGCAATTGCGCTTGACGTGTAATATAAAACTACCTGTTGGTTAATGTCATAATTTATAACCCCAGTTGCAGCAACAGCTTGTATATTTGCTGTTTCTGTAAACCCCGTAGTTAAATCTAAAGTAGGGGTATTAGGAACATAGTTAAATGCTGTACGTTGAAGTAATGGCATATTAGTAGTTTCCGCCGTAGGATGTAATGGCTATAGCAATATTTGTGCCCCCAGCCGCAACCGTAAGGCCCGCGTATATGCGATACGAAGATGGCAAATTTAATCCATTTACCGGTAATGTTAACGGGTAGGTGGTAAGCGCAGAAGTACCAAGGGCTGTAACTGTTGTAGCTGGAATCGCTACTTCCCCAAGAAAAATATTGTTCGTCGCCGTAGTATTGACAGAGTTATTATTAAGCCAAAACCTAACAACAGTCGCGCTACTAGTGCCTGATGCAGTAGCGCCGTTTGTAGAAGTTAAACGACAAACAATCTGATCTATACGAGAACCATCAGCTCCAGCCGTAAATACTAGTGCCATAGCAGTACCAGTTGCTTCAGTACCGTCAAAAGCTTTAGTATTAGTCATAGCAGTGCTAATAATTGCATTAAGAGCACCAACATTAGGTGTTTGCGTAAAAATAGGTGTGGATGTAACAGCCATGATTAAAAACCTCCAAAGGTATTAGCTAGAAATATGTTTGAACCGCTATTTGTGACGTTTGCCATAACAGTACCGTTTACATTTGGTAATGTTAGCGTGGTGTTTGAAGAAAGAGTAGTGGGGGTTAACGTTACTGCATAACTGTTAGTACCTCCAGCCCTACCAGCTAAAACTACGGCATCTTGCGTACTTGCTGCTTCAGATCTAACAGCACTAGCCGCCCTAAAAATTTGAGCTGCGGTAAAGGTATTTGTAGCGCTAAAAGTGTTTGATGCCGCCGTAGCCGCTGCACCCAAGGTGTTATAGCTTAACGTTCTTGATGCTGAACCATCAAAAGTCGTACCGGAAGCAACACCAGTACCGCTATTGTTCATGGTTAAACTACCCACAAGGGTAGACGCAAATGACAGATTCCCAGAACCATCCGTTACAAGTTGCTGCCCTGGTGTACCATCTACTCCAGGCAACGTAAACACTGTAGTACTACTAGTATTTGCACTCTGAAACGTAGTAGTGCCAGACCCGTTTAAATTGCCTTGTATTTTTAAATTACTCATAATAAATTCCTAACCAAAAATTAACCAACGCTGTCCTGTTGGTACGGCAACGCTGCTACCGGCAGTAACAGTAGTGGGCCCAGCACTTGTCCCATTTCTACCTGATTGTATTGTGTAGTTAAAGGAAATGACAGGGTCAGTTTCGTTAACGGTACTTACAACGTTTCGACTTGCTGGATAAGTAACAAAAACATCTTTTGTACCGGCGCTAAAATTAACCTTAGCGCCGCCATTACTTGAAGAAAATACGTTATCTCGGCTTAAAGTCGTACCGCTAGCAGTGTAAGTACCTACCCCAACTTCCCATTCTGGGACTATTTGCCCAACAATTGTGTAAAACGTCTGGTTACCATCGCCAACCACAGCGAAAGATTGGAAACCATTGGAAGCACCGGCAAGGGTTATAGTGCCAGTACCAACAGTAATGGTGGTTTCTTTCACTCTATCAGCAAGAACGAAAGCCATTTAAGACTCCTAAGTTGTAGCCAAACGAAGTAAGGCAGTTGTAGTGCTATTCCCTGGCATTGTCAATGTAAATGTACCGGCGGTAACAGTTTGCGCCCCGAAAGTATGGACACTAACGGCCGGTCTGTTACCCACACTACCTTGGGTATTGTTAAAAATTAATACTGCGTCGAATGAGGAAGTTAACGAAACATTGGTATATGTAAGACTAGCAGTTGGGGTAGTAAATGCTACTCCAGCAGTTGCAGATGAGTTTGTTGCTGTGGGGGCATTCCATGAAGAAATGGCAACCCCTCCTGGGGTGTAGTTAGTCCCTGAAACTTCGCCAGCCATAGCGGAAGAACCAACAGTACCTGTATACGCCGTTGTATTAGCGTTAATTGTCGCAGATGCTAAAAACAGTGCCGCGTAAAACGTATCAGCGGTAGTAGTCGCCCGTACTACCCCAGTACCAAAATTATGAGTACCAGTAAGTAACTGCCCCATAAAAGAAGTGCACATTGCTTGTGAGTTTGCCATAGCAAGTCCTAAAAATTATCCAAATTGCGCCAGTTCAGGAGCAGCCCATACAGCACCTTCTTTTATAGTGACATGCACGGAACGATGTACTAAAACATTTTCATGCCAATATTCTACCCATTTAGTATGTTCGCGGGCGTTATCGATAACCCCCTCACGTTTTTCAAGTAAGGATTCATCCATATCGCCTTTAGTTGTGAATATTATAGCCATTTGACTGCCTATTCAATACGGAGGATGGCGTCAGTTGATGACGCAGGGGGGAAGGTAATAACTAAATCTTGGGAGGCTTTAGTAATTGTGCTACCGAAATTCAGAACACACACTGCACGATTTCCGTTAGTGGAATTGTAGATCAATGCTCCGGCGCAGGAAAGCGAGACATTTGTAAAAGTAGCTGGTTGAAAAGACCAGTAAGCGGTGGTTCCGCTTGTCGTTGGCGTGATGTTTGTGAGCGCAATTCCGCCAGCGGTGTAATTGGTTCCACTCGTCTCATCTGACGCTGTGTAGACAGTTGTGTCTGCACCGAGGGTGGCAGAGAAGAGGTACAAAGCGATTTTGAAAACATTACCTGTAGTCGCCGTAAAGTTGTGTAACCCCTGGGCAAGCTCCGCTTTATAACTTGTACATGCTGTCTGGATGATTGCCATATCACTTCACCGGATACCGAACCTGACCAGAACGATAAGCATCCTGACGATCTTTAGCGTCACCAAGCTGTTTAAGTAGCTCCATCGCTTCGCCGTACATCTTATCCACAGCCGCAATTACATCTGGCTCACCCTTTAAGAAAATATAAGCCTCGCGGATCGAGCCGTATAAAAGAGCGGAATCAAAATTTTCACTTAGCCATGTGTTGCCAGATGAAGCATCGACAATTGACTCAGGGTAAAAGTAATAATGAAGTTCAACTTGGTAGTTTAAATCAGGTGTCGGCCCAAGAATAAATGTCAATTCTCTAGGGTAATCATAATCTGGACCAAAGATGGCGTAGTGCTTTGGTTTAGCGTAATATGTTGGGGAAGGATACGCTTCACGAATAAAATTTACGTCTTTATTTAGTAAATAAAGATACTCTCCCGACGTGGGGTCGATAACCGCCATGCTATATGGCGATAAAAAGTCTGAAGGGCATAGAAGATATTTATTCTGGGGCGTTGCATAGCCTATTACATTACGACGAAGATTAGGTAGCTGCACCGAGTTATAGATGCGCTGTTCTGCCTGACGAATAATAGTGTTAATGTCAGTTGTGGAGAAAACGTTCTCCACATAATCTTGAACCGCTGTAACGAGCTGGCTGTAATTCACGCCATTGGCCCTCTACACATAGTACCTTTAGTCGCAGCACCTGCACCACGCATCTTGATCCCAGAGGTTTTTACACCTTTGTTAGTGCCAATAGATACGCCATCAAGCGGTTGCCAGTCACGCTCAATAGTATCGGTTACGATACGTC